GGCTGCTCAGAAGAGGCTTCATAAAATTAAATTGCCCAAAATCGATATAGACATAAATGAGGATTATGTCCTAGCAGTTGGTACTAAGCCTAGTTCGTTCTCAGGACTACTTGCATCACAACATGCAGGGGCTACTCACTATGGTGCTGATAAAATTATTAAACCAATAGCTGCTAGAGTTTTCAGAGAGGCTTCTAAACAGAAAATTGTTGATAGATCAATATGGTCTATAGGTGGTAGAGGTAGATCAAACAAAATAGATTCTAGTAATATTGGCGCTGAGATTAAATCAAGGGTAGTACTTATGCCTGAGGGTGTGTCAAAAATAATTGCGCTAGCTATTTCTGGTCCTTGGATGAGGTTAATCGTTAAAATTAATAAAGTTAATCCGACCAATGAGATTGGTGTTGGTCTTGATTTTATGAATGGTAGGTTCGGTGGCTTTAGTAGAAACTTACAGAAATACGATACCCAGTTTGAAGTGGACTGGAAAGGCTTTGATACTAAAGTTACAGAGAACCTACTTGTACTAGCGTTTGCGATACTACGTGGATGTTACCCCAAAGGGAAAAAGTGGGATAATCTGTTCTTCTTTATGGCATCTGGAACTATTTTTAAGAATGTAGTAACGCCGGGTGGTTTTTGTTTTCGTCTCTCGAAATGTCTCCCTAGTGGTTCTCCTTGGACTACTGCTCTAGGTTGCATTATTAATTGGCTAATATGGTCTAAAGTACTTGAAGATGTTGAAAGTAGCCATGTGACATGCTACGGTGATGATTCACAGGGTGGTATAGATACTACTAAATTTGGCTACAACATTTATGATAAATTCTGGTTTGAGAGCAGAATTAAACAAACGCCTATGGTTGGTAAAGGGCTACAAATATTTGATAAATACTCATTTCCCACACCTTACTCTGGTCCCACATTACTCAAGGCATATGACTGTGGAGGTATGCCTGCTAGGAAACAAAGTGATTTTTATGAAACACTACTATTTGGTGGTGGAAGTGGTCTAAGGCACTCGCGTAGTTACTGGGATATGTACGAGAAAACGAAAGGTGCGCTTTATAATAATCCATTCTCATTCCACACCCAAAGTGTCTTGGAGAGGTTGTTGCTACAAATGCATATGAAGGCTCAGTTACAATTAGTACCTAACTTTCCTCATGAGAAAGCATGGGCCTACGCTCGTCAAGCTGTTTCCAATTCGAAACGCATTGCATACAACAGATATATCAGTCCACAGTATTTTGATTCACCCAAGACTAAAGTAGCGCTACCATGGCTAGATGAGAAAAAATTCTATTGTTGTTCTTTTGTCCCTGTCGAGGAAGGAAGTAGAGGCATTTACGAGCTATATGTATCCTATGACGTACCCCCTGAGCTCGGTAAAGGGACTACAGGTACCAGACTATCTGACTCTGAGTTTGAATTTGGACTAGCCAACCCGAAAACGGGACCACCTCGTAAGTTGGAACGGAAGTTACCGTTTGTTGGAGCTGATAAATTTCCTGATATTAATGGTGCTAATTCCCTGGATGAATGGTTAAGTTCTCTTCATGCGTACTGGGCTAAGAGAGGAGCATACACACAAGAAGGACTAAAGTATGCTAATGAGTTGTACGGCATTAAGGAAGATTTTCAACTTGAAAATTGGATTAATGTTTCTAATAAAGAGGATGACGTTACTAAATACGATTTTTCAACGCTAGATATTGATTTTGGCGCTATTGACTCCGATGATGACGATTAGACATTATTACAAACACCTGGTGCGAGTAATCTTAGCTACTATAATCTCCTTACGTCTTTGGCTATCTAATCTCTAAATGTGACTCCGATACTAGTTTGTTATGACATTGGAAGGCTATTGAATAGCCCTATCTACTTTTCATGTAAGTTGTTTTTAAGCTGCGTTTAATAACATATATAGGTTTCCCCTATTATTT